TCTGATTGATGCGGATATTGAAGTCAACAACATTTACTTTGATGAAGCACATAACTCAGTTCAACGTAACTTTTTCCCTGCTACGGAACACTTTGCTTCTGATGCTGATCGTTGCTACTTCTTCACTGCTACTCCTAAGCACTCTGTTACTATTTCCAAGCCTGGGATGAACGACCCTGAGGTTTATGGTAAAGTCATCTGCAATGTTCCTGCTCCTAAGTTGGTAGAAGAAGGTTACATCCTTCCTCCTAAGGTTGTTGTCAAGCAACTGGATATGGTACAGGACAAGCAGATGATTGCTGACCGTGACTCTCAGAATCTGCTTGACACTATTGATGAGAATGCACTGGATAAGATTCTCATCTGTGCTCGTTCTACCAAGCAGATTATCAAACTGCTGAGTGAGTCTGACTTCCGTAATCAACTTGCAGAACGTGGTTATTCTGTGATGTATATTACTTCCAAGACTGGTGCCATTATTGACGGTCAGAAGGTCAACCGTGAGGTATTCTTTGACACTCTGAATGCTTGGGGTAAGGATGCTGACAAGAAGTTTGTGGTGCTCCATCACTCTATTCTGTCCGAAGGTATCAACGTTTCTGGTCTGGAAGCAGTCCTGTTTATGCGTAATATGGACTACATCGGAATCTCTCAGTCAATCGGTCGTGTGATCCGTCTGGGTGGCACTCAGAAGACCTTTGGACTGGTCTGTGTGCCCGTCTATGATAAAGTGGGTATCAGCACCGCCAAGTCCGTTCAGGCAGTCGTTGACACCGTTTTCCAGCAGGGACAGCCTGCCATCTCCGTTATCCGTCGTTGACCTATGAAAACCACTATTGATTTGGTTCAGGAACTTCGTTCTCTTCCTGATGCCATTTACCAAAATTTCTGCAATCAGGCAAAGATGGTGGCACTAGAGTACCCTTCTGCACACGGAATCGACTGTTTTGCACGTGGTGAAACAATAGAATATGGGTTCATTGACATCGTAGGGCAGTATATTGACCTGAAACCTAACAAGAAGGAAGATTTCAACGATCCTGATAGTACGTACTATCTAGAGCACCTGACCGACGTGAAAACGCAAGGAAATGGGTTTTTACCACGTAAGGACAAGAAAGCTCTGTTTTATTCTAAACAATGGGATATTAAAAAGACTGCTAGTGGTGTATCACAATTTGAATCTAAGGCACACTCTTATATCTTAATTGATCCCATTTGTGCTCGCATTGCAGTGGTAGATACTAGTGTTTTCTATCGCAAACCATTTCGCAATAACTCTGCACGTATTTCATTCAGTGTAAAACCACAGGATGTTTATATGATCTATGATGGTATCAGCAGTGTGATTGATGCTTCGATTGTTCCTGATCCTAATGCAATCTATCGTGAGATTTGGAAGAAGGCAGGAGATAAACTGGAAGCACTTACCACTTGCTGAAATAGCATACTGCCCTCCTACATGTCTTTCAGAAGATATCAATAAAGCAATCGAGGGTTACTTGGAATTTCGATAAGAGATCTTACAACGTCTTTATGAGATAGATTTTGAGATTGAGATCTTATTTGTTGATTGTGAATATACTGTTCATAACAACATTTTAAGATCTCATTTTTGTTTCTTTTATTCTTAAGATATCCATTAATAGAATCCTTACTGATTATTCCAAGTCCATAAGCAACTTGTATGTAACTATCAATAGGCCAGAATGAAAAGTCTTCATTTGATCCAAAGCATGTTGTATCAATGAATCCTTTCTTACAATGATTTTCAAAGTCTATTACCCATTCTGTTTTATTGTTAGTCATATAATCCCAGAACTTAGAATCAGTTCGATTGGTGCAGTAATGTAAGCAAATAAAGTTTATGATCGTTTCATAAATGTTTTTATTCTTTCTGTTTGCAGTTTTTCTGCTGAAATTAGAATTATCAAAGTTAGTATTGAAGTAAGTGAAATCATTCAACTGTCTGCACAGAAGGTGAATACCTGTAGATTCTAGAGGTTCTACAAATCCACTCGATAATCCAACAGCAACACAATTCCCAATCCAATAATCATCATAATATCCTGGATTATATTTGATTATTCTATCTGTTTCAAGAGTTGCACCAAATCTTTCTCCCAACCAATTATTATAATCACTCCTTGCTTCATCATCAGAAGTAAACTGTGACGAATAAAGATATCCTGTTCCGTATCTGTCTACAATAGGTATTTGCCAGACCCATCCATTCTTGGTTGCTTCTGCAACCGTATATGATGGCATTTCTTTGAAGTCGTACTTAACTTGCTGGGGTATTGCTCTATCAAGTGGCAACCATTGCTTAATATCATTCCATTTCGGATTCAGATGTTTGAATAAAACTGTATTGAAACCTGAAGCATCGATAAAATAATCTGCTTCAACCAGTCCTGTTTTATTAAACACTACACTTTGAATATTTTTTCCATCACTGTTGACTTGTTCTACAATATCATCAATAAATTTGACATGTCCTTGTAGTTTACCTTCTAAGTAATCACAAAATTCTTTTGTATCAATGTGAAATGCATATTCATAACTTAAATCATTGTTTGGTAGAGTATTTGTTGGTTCTCCATGTAAAATACCACCATCAAAGCAATCATTAAGAATTGAGAATGTTGAACTTGACCAACCATTATTGATTGGTAACCCTTTTTTGATTGCAAATCCATGAAAATATTTCTTTCCTACATTCCATTCTCTGAAGTCAATCCCAAGTTTGAATGTTGACTTTGAATTTTTTATGAAATCATATGGATGTTTTTCCAGTGAGTTTACAAGATATTGAATGAGTGGAGTTGTACTTTCTCCAACTCCGATACTCTTTTTAGATCCATCAAAATAAACAGTTACATCTACATCTTTCTCCCAATAATCTTTGATCATTGCTGCAGAAATCAATCCAGCAGTTCCTGCACCAACAATTACAACTTTTTTTGGTTTATTGAAGTGATTTGATTCTTCAAAAAAATTCATTGAGGTCCGGTTCATGAACTGTCTACTACTAATTATAGCACGAATCAATGTGCTATAATATGGGGGTAATCAAAGGAAACCACCATGGTCTGCGAAGTTCAACTCTACGTTGCTGGCAAAGTTTTTGTTGAAACTGTTCATGCTCGTGATTATCAAGAAGCAAAAGAAGTTGCACTGGCACGTAATCCTAATGCAACTGTTGTGAGTGTCAATGCAAAGTTCTGATGAGTAAGTTTCAGAAACCTTTTATTCACCATCAGAGTCTTCTAGATCCTAAAGTAGGAGACCCTGATGGTTATGTTACTAATGATGGAATGTGGGCTGCTATTCCGTGGGCAGGTAAGAAAAAGGGGTTCTGTATTATACATAATGGTAGACAAGTGCACTCTGTAACAACATATAAACAGGCAGTTGCATATATCAAAAAAATGTCTAAAGTTCAAAAGAATACGTCATCTACTTTGGAGGAGTTTCTATGAGCGACAAACAACAAAAACGTCGTGATGCACTAGGTCTTTTCTATGAGAGTGTTCTTAAACCAGATTCAGAACTTCGTCAGTGTGCACATAATCAAGAATGTTATTATGAGTTGATGGAGTGGAGATCAGAAATCTTAGAGTATCTTGATCACCGCAGAAACGAGGAGTTTAATTAATGACTGCTCAATATCTGTGGTTGGTAGTATTTTCTTTTGCACTATACTTCATAATCACAGATGAGAGCATTGCCGCAGCATTTTATTATGCGATTCGGTTAGCAAAAGCATATATTCAACGACAATGGTGGTGGTTTACACATAATCCCAAGAATCCTGTGGTAAAATATCTCATATACCGTCGTTCTCTTAAACTAGCACAAGAGATGATGGCAAAAATAAATACAGATAAAGAGAAAGAATAGGATGCTTTCTACTCAATACAGGCTACGATTAGAGTTCATTTGTAAGTGTATTGCAAATGGAGAAGAAGTGAAACTTGAGGATATGATTTGGGCAGAGAAGTTGGGTAAAGCAAATACTACTGCCCGTGAAATGCTCAAGAAAGCAAGAGGACGTGCTGCCAATCCTGATATGGTAGAAGGTAGTATGGACGATTTTATGAACATTATGGGACTGGGTGACCCTGACCCATCAAATCACCGCACTGGTTTTGGTAGTGCTGATGAAATTGTAGACTGGTTCAATGAGGACCGACCTGATGATTGGAGACAACGTGACTAGGTACAGTGTTATTCATAAAGATGGAACCGAGATACATTATGTTTGGTCCCAAGAACAAAGAAAGATGGTAGAAACTAAAATGACCGAAAAACTGACAGCAGTAATCTATTCTAATGGAAGTCAAGAGTGTGAGCGTATGAGTATGCTACTCAAATCTCTTGGTGGTGAGTTTCACGAATATTTTTTGGGTATTGATTTTAGTGATAAACAGTTTCGTATGGAGTTTGGAAGTGAGGCAACCTATCCTCAAGTGTCATTGGGTAATGAACACATTGGCAATATGAAAGAGGCACTTCAATATATGAAAGAGCAAGGTTTATTTGTATGAACTTTGAACTGACATAGATAAATTCATAGACAAGGAGTAGTATGAAATCTCTAATCCTTATTGCTTGCTTCTTTCCACTGGCACTAATATGGATTATTATGAAACTGTCATTGTGGATTGCTGCTGTCAACGAAGAGCAAACTTATGTCAGAGAAGAATCACTCAAACCACACGGACCCTATGTGGCAAATGCATATGCAGACGTTGACGAAGAGGAAGAGGAATATGGAAGTAAAACAGATTATAGATGAAGCACTGTTTGAGTGGTATTCTGAAAGAGGTTTTGAAGTTCCACGATGGAGAATGGATCGAAACCCCGAGTGGTGGATAAGTTATCTTAATGAGTTGGGTATTGACCCCCAGAATCCATAGTGCTATAATACGAATACATAAACACCTTATTATGGATTATCGACCTTATTCGCCAGAATGGCATCGTAAAAGATACCTAAAAGAGGCACTGGATAAGTATTTTGATGATTATGCTGATGTCAGTATAATTCGACAGGATATTCTTGATGTTTTATCAGAACGTTCTGAGAAAGCATATGCAGAATTTGCAAAGATTAATGAACTAGAAAAGTCATTAAGTTGATTGTTAAATAGAATACAACTTTGTTTTAGTACAATGGATTCTAGAGAACATTCTGATATACTCTGGCAACTGCACAGTATAGGACAAAAACTTGATAAGAACTACAAGTTAAATCATTATGTTGTGTCGGATAGAACCACCACCTGTGAAAAATACGTGATAGAGTACAACCATCAATCAAAATCAAATGAAAAAGAATGATATTGTGGAATATATTGGATGCTCTCAGGAACAAATTAACTGGGGCAACAATGATGATCCTCGTTCATTTTTGATTGTTGGTAAAGAGTATGTTGTAGAAAAAGTCGATGTTCACTCTCAACATACAAAGATAAAACTCTACAATAAAATGGGATGGTTCAACTCCGTTTGCTTCAAAACAAAACAAGACGGAGTAAATAGTAGTTTACAGTATCATTCAAAAATGGACCCATCCGACATAGCACTTGAAAAACCCTCAAAAATGTTTGAGTATGAAAAAATCTCAAGAGAGATTGATTCGGTGGATGACATTGATATGCTCAAAACAATGTGCAAGTGTTATGTTAAACTTCATATGAAACAACAAGAGGTAACTGTAAATCTTATGAAGACATTATGAATCTAATTAAAAAAACAGATCCTCAATATTTTGAACAAACTTCCGATAAACCTTATAATCGGCAGAACTACAAGATAGTCAAATCTACTGGAGAACACGTTGTAGTAGAATCGTGGGAAGAAGCACAATCAATCTGGTGGAATAGTCCACCACATTTTCTCTCACACATTGAAGTTCTGGATAAAAAAGAAACAAGAGGTTTCAAATGATGAATGATTTTCTGGACAATCTGGGTGCTCACCAGTATGAAAAAATGAGGAAACGTAATGCCATTAAAGAAGAAATCATCAACACCTGCGAAGAAACCTACGGCAAAGAAAAGTGCCACGAAGAAACCTACTACGACTCCCAAAGTGAAGGAAAAGAGTTCAAAGACTCCTTCTACTCGCCGGAAGAGTACGGCACCTGGCAAACTCAAACGGAAGACACTACCACCTGAAGAAATGCATCCTTTTTCATCATTTCCGTATCGACTAGAATATCAAGATGGAACAGAAACCAGAGTCTGTCACTTCGAATGTGAAGAGCACAGAACCAAACACATCCAACGATACAAACTCCGTAAAGGAACCTACTTTATCGACACCTCTACCTAATGTATTGATGTTGGTATTGCTTTTTTTAATAACACTTGTTATAATCTATGCAGGGTATCTGCACGGTGATATGCACTTACTGAAAGTCCTTAAAAACGCAAAAGAATTTTATGACTAAAAGAGAATTTATTGGTAAAGGTGGTGAAGTGTGGACTTGGGAAGAAACTCCCGAGACTGTTGAAGCACTGAAACAGTTACATAAAACTGTGGCAATCAATCGACTTCATAATGATATTCGAGAACTTGAAGCAAAAGCACCTGATTATGGAGTTGGTAAATGAAACTACTCACACTTGAAGATTATCAAAGAGCAGGTGAAGAGTTTTGGCCTAAGTATTGGTACGTTGCCAAAGAACTTGGAGAAAATGCCAAACCCGAAGATGTTTTGAAGGTTATGGAAGCAGTTGGCACTCTTGCACTTAAATTAAAAATAGAAGATAATATTCCATTTGGTTTCAATAAAAAGAAAACTGAGGAAGAGAATGGAGAATCTTGAGACTGCCGAAGTTGAGTGGATTGATGATTGCTTCCGTGTTTATAAAACACAATATGGATTGTGGCATAGTGTTATGAAAGATGGTAGAGAACTTATCACTTCACTCACAAAGGATGTGTGTATTCAAATGACACATTTTTATCTTAAGGGTGAACAGGAAGGTTGGGGCAAAGAAAATAGTAGAGTCGTAAATAGTGGTGTGGTTGGAGGTAAACTGTGAAGCAGAATCCTTATTGGTTTTTTCAGAAGTGGGGTATTGATGAACCAACTCCCCTTGAAGTCTTAGAAAAAAAGATTCAAGAACTTGAAGACCGTGTGCTTCTTCTTGAAGCAGAAAACATTGGACAATCTAATGCACTCTATGAATGTTGGAATTCTTTAGATGCTCGCATAGATATTCTTGCTGAAAAGTATAGGACTGAATGGGATGTATGAGTCATTAGATTGCTTCGAATCTGCTCTAAAACATTTTGGTACAAGAGTTGATGTTATTATTGCTATGGAAATGGCAGATAAGATTGACAGCGAAACAGCATACCAGAATATCAAAATGGAACTCAAAGAGTTAAAGAGAGTTCGTAAGACTTGGAAACAAAATAGGGAGTGTGGTGATGACTGCTGATAATGATAGTCTAAAAATTTCACAAAATGAAGATGGATCTTTTTCTATTGAGTGGAGTAAAGACGATCCACGATGGAGTTTTCTAAATGGGTTGACATCCAAGGAGATTCAGGTTATGATGGAGCAAGCAATCAAGGACTACCTCGATGAACTCGACCAATCCACACAGTAGTGACTTTTCCTACAAGAAGTATTCTCTCGAACAACTTGACAACTGGGTGAATGATGCTGTGAATTGTGAGGATCTTACACCACAAGACATCTATGACACTATTGTAAATGTTGTGGATGAGAGTGTAGAGTATCACAAGAAGTATCTCACTAAGAGTATCGAACTCCTTTCACTTTTGAAGGGTCATCGTGAAGTTGATTTTGGTAATGAGGGAAACATTACTCTGGGTGGTACTTCAGATTGGAATGACTTCTGGGAAGAAAACTATTATCCAGAAGAGCACAAGCAATACACTGAAGAAGAACTAAACGCAATGTGTGATGCTGCGGAAGAGAAAGAGAAGTGTCGTGAGTATAATCTGCGTGAAGCAGAGTATTATAACAAACGCGCAGAACTTGATGCCCTCTACGAAGAAATCAAGAAAGATGGTGGTTATGAGTGGACTCCTGGATTGTAATGTATACTCTTAAACTTCTTGCTCCAATTCTTGTGTCGATGTGTACTGAAGGTTTAACCACAGGACAAGGTGATCATTGTGTTATTGACAACAGACCACCAAATGTAGTAAAATACTATGAACCCGGAAAGTCCTGCTATGTTAATGGAACTTTCTATCGTA